GCACCTGCACCTGCACCTGCACCTGCACCTGCACCTGCACCTGCACCTTCGGGATCAGTGCCTAGCAACAGTTTGTCTAGTAAGCCATCTGTTGTTGATGTACCCGCTCATCAGAAGCTGGTCCCACAATCTCAGCACGGCCTGGTCTTGGCTATGATAGACATGAAGGTTAAGTTGGCGAATCTTGATTTAAATATAATATTGAAAAAGGCCACCATTATAACGGAAGCAGGCCTCGCCTCCAAGATTCAGACCATTCAGGAGATTCTGGAGTTGTTAGATCAACTCAAGTAATACGAGCTTATGCCGGCAAAGTCGTAAGCATTCGCCCCTTTACGGTACCCTGCTCTACCAAATGCGGCTCAACCCATAACGCCACACCTCCATTAGAACCCAGTTGATAATTCAATTCCCAGTCCAGACATTCACGAAATGGAAATGCGGTTTTCCGTATTTTTTTTAAGAACTCTACCCGAAAAAGCATGCTATCCGTACACCGAAAAGGGAATTGGTGCGGCGGTTTATAGACACCCGTGGGTGCAAAAACAGAATTTGTATTTAAATCTGGTCTAACCGCATGCGTTCCAACCCCATCACTTAAACTAATAAAATCCCAAACTATAGGCTTTTCTTTGCTTAACAAAATGCTCATTAATTCACCCACGCGTTTACTAAAATCATCACGCAGAAATACATCAGATTCCAAAAATAAAACGTGCTCATAATTTTTCTCAATAGCGTCATCTACGCCAATCCAAAAATTAAGAATCAGCGAAATCTCACCAAGTGATAAGGCTCGCCCCTTCCAAGATAAATATGGACAATTACCTCTTGGTAAAAATGGCTCATACAATTCAAAGACATTTTCATTTAACTGATCTCCCCACGTCTTTCCCATTATTATCCATTTTTCTCTGGGCACTCTGCGATCCAATAAGTGCTTCTGTAAACGCTGCCATCTAGACGCTTCTTTTTCTGGATGGCAGAGTAAATAAATTGCATCTATATTTTCCCACATGAGTATCTTAACATATGAGTTAAAATTAAGTTTAAGCCACTTACTTATATGGATTTGATACTTGGGGACCCAATGGCCAATCCATCTCAGCAGCATGTTGTAAATTATCACCGCTTAGTATGTAATCATACATTTCTATAGAAAAAAGGTCAAATGAAATAGAATTATCTGCAGTTATTAGAAAAAATCTACTGACATTAGATGCTTTATTTTCCAAATGTTGTTTATTAGGCCATGTAACTATAGATGACTCTACGAGGTTTGATGGACTATCTTTTAACTGAGATACTGATGCGGCACCAACCTGTAAACTGCTAACTGTATCTATGTCGTTTTGATTTGTACGTATTACTTTCAGGGTTATTAAATATTCTATACCCGTTTTTATTGTAGGGCCATTTGTACTCAAAGGGGGGGAGATAACACCGTATGCAGAAGGGCTTGATTGATTTTGACTTTTATTATCTCTGCCTCCTACACTGAGTCTAGCAGTATTATTACCAGTTCCTGTTAAAAAAATGCTTGGAGAATCTAAACTAGGATAAGATGCCCATAATATTATGGGTGTGCTTATAATACCATTCAGGGGTAAAGAATTAAAACGTATTCTAAAAACCATAGTTGCAAATGAAAATAGTTTAATTAAAAACTTTGAGTAAATACCGGAACTATTTGTAAACTTCATATAACTTTTATCCATATTATATATTGGATTAGGCTGCTTATCAACATCGGGTATATTTATTAATTGTGGGCCAGAATTGTTATAAATAGCAAATTTCATTTTGTGTGAACTGAGACGTTTATCGCAAAATGAGAAATCACAGCCATAATTTGTATGATTTGGTCTTGCTGCAAATTTAATCATTGGCGCATACGGGTGCTGTATAAGATATAATATATCTGCAGGTATTTCGCTCCAACTTATTCCTGTAGAAGGCATTGGAATACATGTATTATTATCTACATTTCTACAATCCCATGAATAACTACCTCCTTCAGGAGTGTTTTTCAAACATTCGCCATATTTATTCCCCTGTTCTTCAAAGTTTTTACCCATCCACTTACCATCGATACTATTACATTGTGACTCTGTATAGAAACGTAAACCGCCACGAGACATTCCTTCACAAAAACACGGGGAACCAGGAATATTTCCACTTAATTTATATTCCATAATGTGATTTTTGCCATTTCCCAAATAATAACCAGTTATTATATTATCAGTATTAGCAAATGTCCAATCAGAATTAGTTAACATTTGACTAGCGGGATTTGCAAATGTAGATTCTAAAGAAGATAATTCCTGATTAGTTGTATTAGCACCGTTTCCACTGTAGGTATTTAAGATAATTCCACTTTTTAAAAATATAAATCCAGAATCTCCTGTAAATTTCAATTTAACCGTTAATGATCTAGTGGGTTTAATATTCGTAAAATATACAAATGAGTTATTAGATTCAGCAAAACCTTCGAGTAATGGTATTTTATCTCGAATACGTCTACCTAAAAATGTTGTATTGTATGTTGTACTACCATTCTTAATATCAGTATCTGGTGTAAACCAGAATATTTCTACATTGGGTATATATCCTAAACTGGATAATTTGCGGTCCAAACTGATTCCATAAAACTTATTCACCGCATCTTCTTGTATTTTACGATCTGTGGATCTTGTCTTAGTTGCCAATTGATTTATATAGTCCTGTACATTATTCCATGACACCAGTGTATTCCAGAACAACAGTGTATTAGCGCTGGGATAAAGTGTACCAGTTTCTTGACCTCCACCTCTTTTAAATTCATTCTGAAGACATTCCAATGTAACAGATGCAACTGAAGCACTTGGTAAAATTTCCCCACAAAAATCATATTCCTCAAAGGAACCGCTTATAAAGCAAAGGTCTGCTGCAGAGGCTCTCAGCCCTTGATTTGCAGCGGAAGTTGCATTCTCTTTAATACCCATAAAGTCAGACAATGCATCTGACGGGACCAATTTTGCAGATTTTAAATATGTTTCGCTTAAACCCACCTCAGCGCGTTGCTGATATGTCGTATATGCTTTTGCCATTAACAATGTGTCTAAATAATTAGTATCAGAGCCGGCTTTTAATGCTGTTATGAGTGTACCTTTATCATCGCATCCTGCTTGTCTTGCTTTGTCTATATAACAATCACGTGAATATTTATTACCGGGTAAACGGTCACACTTTTGTCTTAATGGATTTTGCATATATGCCTGAGAAGCAGGGGTTCCTGCTGCAGGCGGTTGGGGTGGACGTGGGCAAGATGTATTTGAAACTATAAGATTTGTTGAGGCGCACCCACCAAATGGGTCATTTGGATATGCTATAGCCGAGCCAACTATGGGAACACCCTTACTAGAACTCCTACAAAATCCACATTTACCTTTGTACAAATCATTAGCTAGATCATTACATTCACGAATTCCATTACATATGCTAAAATGATACTTCTTTTTAGCAGCATTTAAGTCCCACATCCATGTACCTTTAGCGCTAGAATTTAGAGGGCCATCTACAGAACCATATGCCCCGCGGCCGGAAGACGGTGTTGTTTCATTATAAACCCATCCACAACGGAATTTACTTCTAGCATTTACATTTGCAGCCAGAGAAGTGAGGTGTGAAAATGAATCTACATTATTAGTACTCTCACATTGTCTCTGTCTTTCAGCCATCAGATCATTTGACAAACTTGCGGTAGATAATAAGTTCTTTTTATTTAATGCGGAACTTCTACGACTTAGTAAATTATTCCCAGTGGTATCATATGCACTGCCTAGATATGTCACGGTAGTATTATCAAGATCAATATTTTGATCTTCACTTTTAACCATTATGGAATTTGGTCGTTTATCCCCATAGTAATACCGAAGGTTTTCATGAGCTATATGCGGCTCTTCTCCAAAATTAATAAATGGTTCTACTAATGTTTTGTAAATACCAGCAAACATCCTTCTAATTACAAGAATATAGTAAATTTCTTAGATAAATATTATCAGAAATTTATTATATTGCTACCGTGGAGTACTTAATTTAAGCACTCCCTAAGGGTTTGCTGCGCTGAGCCAACTGACGAAATATTACACTTAATAGGTCAGACTCGCTGCTGCGCATACGAGTCTTGACATTAAGAGTACTTATATTCGGGACTTGGCGGTACATTTAGCCGGGCTCTATTTTTTAGAGGTGAACTACAATGGACTGCTTAATTTAAGAATCCTCCCAAAGTTTTGCTCTAGTTCGCAAAGTACTAAAATATTACGCTTGATATGTTAGCATTCACTGCTACCGTGAACTGTCAACTGCCAAAATCAAATTTTTTATGTAGGGGGTTTGTAAACGTAAGCACCAGGATAAGTTTGGGTAGTTGCTTCTGCTGAATATTTAGCCCTTACAGTTTCATCATTTGCTGCTCCTATATAGTATTTCATATTACCAGTATTTGAAACCATTTTAACGTAACCACCATCACCTCCATAATATACAGTTTCATTATTTATCAATACAGAACCTAAAACGGCTATATGACCACCAATAAATACTCCATGCAAAGTTCCTAAATTTGGTGCCATTTCTAATTTAATACTTTGTGCATATGTCCATTTATCATTGTATATAATCTGATTACATGCCCCTCTAGCACTCCTTATAGGCTCGGGGCAGGTCTTAGTAAATATATATGAAACCGGACCACTAAAGTGTGGGCCATTATTAATAGTTAATCTTAAACTACATGATTTAGGAAATACAAAAGATACATTTCCATCGTGACCGTAAATAGTATACTTATTATTTCCAGGAATATTATATATTTCTTCAATTGTTCTGTATGTTCCTAAGGGTATTGAAAAGTTATATTCTCCATAATTTGCTTTTCCAAATACAGTAACACGGCTGCCACATGCCGGAGTTGAGTCACCAGGTCTGATCTGTGAATAGTCTTTACATCCATCAGCATTTAAGCATCGTGCAGGCCGTACAGTTCCAGGTTGTAAAGGTGCTTCTCCAAAATTAGTTGTATCACTTGGACTCTGCCAGTTACTTACAAATGATGGGGCTTGTGAAGTGGGAGTTAGACCATAACACTGGTTCATTTCATTGAGCCTTTGAGACTCTGATAATACATTATCATTTGCTTTCATCCATATTTCATTCATACCCTGTTTTACAGCCCGTACACCACCTTTAGTTTGCCAGTATTTTATAGCGAGAGCATTTAATGTTCCATTATTATATTTGGGTGACATAGTACCAGAACGTGTACAGAACCTATTTTTCCACCCAATATTAAATAAACTGCGAGCATTTGGAGGTACGAAATATGTTGCACCAGTGTTGCCATTTTCTCCCTGATTGTCCCATAAATAAATAAGACAGTCTTCAGAAAGAGGTCCAGAGGGTGGATCTGCATCGCAAGGTGATGAAATTTTCTTTCCAGTGCAAAATTCACTTGCAGCAGACCAATCTGTCATAGATACCGTTTGGCCACTTTCATCACGCCCAGTGGATGATAAAATAGAAGTATTATATATAACATCGGCTATTTGATTTATAGATTGTGCAACATTGTTCTTATATAAAAGGGATATAGTCATACTAGTATCTGAAGGGTACCCCTTACCTGTATCTAAACAACCATTATCCAAAAACACCTTTTGAAGACATTCCATACTGTAGTTGCCAGGCTTGTTTTTTCCAGCCTTGTAACAAGGGTCGCTATCTAAAAAGGTTGCACTTGCCGTTTTAGTAATAAATGGACTACTTTTACAAAGTGTTGACTCATATGATCCTCTATCTATAAATACAAATCTAGGTTTTATATTTAATAAGAGTTTGGATATACCGTATGGTGTTGTCATTTTTGTATAAGAACTATCATCTATTTCAAAACTTCCAGAAATAGGCGGCCTTCTAGCAGTTGTATCAGGGATTACTAGTTGATATATATCCATGTTAAAATATGAGTCTATACCGCGGCCTGAATCTGATAAATATCCAGCAATAAATGATCCCGTACTACTACCCGTAAATGGTTTCCATAATTGATCGCCCTGTCTAGATGGTGAAAAACCAGGTTGATTTGCACCTTCTATCATGAAATATTTCACATTATTCTGTGAAATAATATTTCCAGGTTCATATATTATCTCAGGGTCATATAAACCTCTATCCAAATATTTGTGAAATTTTAAAAGGACATTATTGTCACTTTCATCACCGCTTACACTTATTTCTACAGGCTCGCTTAATGATAATATGCTATATACTGAAGGCAGGCTAGTACCATTTTGTTTATATGCTAAGACACCCTTTCCGTAAATGAATAAATTACCATATCCTGTAATTAAATTGCTACCAAAGCCGGATGTCTCTTGATTTAGAATAGAGAAAGATTTGTCACCATAACACTGGGAGCATCCGGTTGGTGAATTAAATGTGGAATTTTTAGAACACTCAATCTGTGCTTTTAAACGCAGACATTGCTTTTTGGTAGCTACAAACTTTCCTGTGGGACAGGTTCCAACAGTGGGTTCATAATCTGGCATAATATTGTCATTTTCTTTAGCTCCGTTATTATCCATACTCTTCTTATCATCTTTTGTTAATACTAGACCACCAGTTGCATCTTTTCCCTTTGAATCTGTACCCGTATCTAAACATATACCACATGATGCAAAGTTAGTAGAATCATCAAAAATACTGCAATCGTAACTTTTTGCTCTCGTGTTGCTTTCGCATTTATCAATAGTAGCAAACATTCCAGACATACTTCCTTCCACAGGATATGGGTTAATTATTTCTTGTTTTAAATTATTATTATCGTCTATAGTGTCAATGACGCTTCCAAACAGTGATGTGGTATTAGTACCTGGAGGCCCTAATGCATCACCCTTAGTTGCTGCTCTTAGTGATACACCAACCTGGTTGAATGACTTTTGTTGACTAAAATTAAATGAATTATGCATATCATCTGCATTTGAATAAAACCCTTCCTTTTTACTGCGGAAAATAGATACCATCCACATAAGAATAAAAACTGTTAGAACAATTCCTAGCAAGTGAATACCTTGCATTCTAATATTGACTACCAAATTTAGATTTCTATAAGTTATCCGGGCGCATTAAACTGGTGGAGTCGTAGTCCCTGGTTACAACTCGGAAGATCAATTGTGTTTGATGGCTCAAATTAATTAGTTTGCCGCTTGTAAATGTCGCAGATTTCAAATATGTTGATAGTGTTGCGTTACTAGCAGCCTTGCCATATGGATCAACTGAGGTAGAGCCGGTGGTCGGGTCGCCAAACCTGCTACGAACAATGATGTATCTAGCATATCCAGCACTATTGCTACCTAATTGAACACTTACCGCTGGGATATTATAGGCCGTTGCAACTACCATGAGACCACTCGCATCCTGCAGGTAGTTTAAGAAGTCCGTCTGGGCCGCTGTAGGGCTAGTAGGGACACTTAGGCCTCTGATCTGAATTCTATCACCTGCGGCCATCTGATACCTACTGAACCACTTCTTGCAATCAATCCAAATATATTCTCCTGCGCTGTCAAGATAATTCGTGCCATTTGTTGCTAGACCTGTAAATGTTGCAATATCAGCAGTAATACTCAAACATGCAGCATTAATATCAAGAGTATCGGGTACACTATTGATCAAATTACCATTTGGTTGCTGAAGGCGTACGCTGAGTTTTGTTAAGGCGGCCAGGGGTGTTGGCGAATAGACACGCTGGCACTTCATATGCTTAGGAATATACGAAGTAAAACCTAGAGAGTTTGTATTATCGGTCCAATTTGCGTCATACTGGAGAATGGCAAAGGCATTATCTGTATTGTCATTCGTACCAAAATTATTTGTATCCAGCTCATCCACGTTCAGCGTGATAAATGGGTAGCCAAACAGATTTTTCAGATAAGTAGTATCATATGTGGTAAGGCCTGATTTCTGAACGATAATGTCGGTGTTTTCAATCGGCATCACCGCCTTTACAAATTCAATCTTTACTATATTGCGGAAACGGGCCGTCGCCTTCGGCATTATACTTACGCCGTTTGTTGGGTTACCAGAATACAGATTCACACTGAAATTGAACCGGTTCTCACCGTTGTTCATCTCCCACTTTCGGTCAGCGCTGTAAATGGCCAAATTGTATTCGGTTTCCTTGTACGTCTGGATATCCTGTTGTTTGATCAAAATATCCTGTTGAAGAGTTCCTCTGGGAGCCGCTAATTGGCCCGCGCCGGGGCGGGCAATTGTGGGATTTACATCCCCCCTTCCTGACAGATTTGTTCCGGCAATCACCATATCTAATGGCTGACTGAATAGGGCTTTTGAATCAGGCTGCTCGGGCCTTTCTGGATACAGGGGTGCGCCCACAGAGGCGCTGCGTTTTGCTATTTCCACCTCGACCTGGCTATTCATCTCAGCACTTCTGCGCTTCTTGGCCTCCTCAAATAGTTCCATGGCACTTATCTCATCAGATTCCTTAATCTGAATCGGCTGGACATAGTCGGGAATAGAAGGGCGCGGCGCCTCCAAGCTGCGCTGTCTTTCCTGTTGCACTTGCTCGTACCTGTTAGATGTCTCCTGAAACATCTGAGGAGTAGCCGTCTCTAGGGCCGTCTGACGCTGGAGATAGGCATTGAATTCGGCGACTGTTGATGAAAGTGCCTGCTTATTCAGAGTCTGAATAGAGTGGTAGGGGTTCTGTTGAAATGCGTCACTCATATAGTGCTCCAAAGCCCCTCCCAGATACGATGACTGCTTTTCATTGAGAGGACCTCTCAGACGCTGCTGGAAATTTTTACTCAAGATCGCATATAACATTTGCTCATTTTGTTCCGCAAAAAATTGGCGCCTTGTCTGTTGTAATGGATCCATTTCACTCTACTGATACTACTAGAAGAGAGAAAGGGCTTAGGTATCGCATTATATTTAATTAGTTTTGGAATAAACGTACTGGCGCAAAAGAAGCATATCGCTGTCCCGTGGATCACTTCTACAAAATTTCACAAAATCAGCACCTTCCAACATTCGTATTATGAAATATATACAATACATACCACACTCTGATTCGCGGAACTGAAATCTACGCGCATTATATAGTAGCCTCATCTTTGGATCTTGTAATGTAAGTGCACGCATAAACCGGGCAACCTGTGGTAAAACCTTCATGCCGTAAGAATCAAAATAGTAGCTTCGGTGAGCCGGGATATCCGTGAAACTTGCCACCCAATGACTCCCCCCCTTATTGCTTGGGTCCATATTATATACAAACCCCAATTTTGTCTTACCACTGGCTTCTAAATTTTTCAAATTAATTTTACATATATCATCCTTTAAACATTCTTTTCGTTCAATCGACCCCTTTTTATATGGGTTTGCTGCTGAAAAGTCAATTGGGTTTGCCCCGTAAAATTTAAATTCTGGGTTTGATTCTTCATACTGTTTTAATACATTTTCTATATTGAGCGTGTCAAGCCATTCACGCTCATTTTCTGACCACTCTTCTGGCATTTTTGGACGAAAAAAATTATTAAAAATCTCTTTTTTTTCATTTTTATCAAGATGCGATTTTTCTACCCAACATCGCTCACTCTTACACCTTGTACGACGCGTTAACCAATGTTTTAGTTTATATCCTTGAAGGTTTTTAGGAGCATCTAATGCATCTCCGACACGCCTTAGTAAATCTAAAGATAGACAATCACTATTATGACCTTTTAACCTGGGATGACAGACCTTTGGTCCATTAAATATTAGGCGGCCTTTTATTTGATGGGTTTTTCTTGTTTTGTGTGCCATAACTGGCTACTAATATTAGATATAAAATTAGATGGATCCTTCTTCTACAACTAATACCTGTAATAATGATACATGTAATCCATTTATAAAACGTAAACTCTATTCACACCGCATATATGCTGCTCTATTGCCTTTATTAGTTATGATCCTTGTATTAGAATGTATATATGTTTTTATGAGTATACCGGTGAATATTGGAACAGCATCTTCTATTACCGGGCCTCATTTATTAACGGCAAAATTAAATAACATGCTTAAAAAGAGTTAATTAGAAAAAATTAAAACAATAAATATAAGAGTAATAGATGGAGGCATTACAGCCAAAAAATGGAAACACATTTATCACGATTATAGCAACCGTAGAATTTATTTTAATTGGTGTTTCTGGATATTATCTTTCTATTCTTGTTGGTAATAAAGACACGTCAAATGATCTGAGTAAAACACTTCTTCCTGTAACAGGTATATTGGGTGCAATTGTTATGTTACACACTCTCTTATGGTATACTTATTTCACCTATCACCCTCTCAGCATGAATTTGTATTTTTTAATGTCTTCCGCCGTGACAATGGTTATATCTTTAATTGCATTATCAATTTCTTTAATACAAAAACAATAAATTACTCTGAAACACGATACAGTTCAATAACATAATGTTGAATGCGCGACTTACCTGTCCAAGTATCAGATTCTGATAGTTGAAGAGAGATTCCCTGAAGCCGAACAATTGCCCGAATAATATCTCCGGGTTTTAAGGTTTTATCTGAAATAGTCTCACTACCGTTTTCTGTAAAGAACGGTATTGAAGATGGGTCAGCTGATAAATAAAGTGTGATTCTTTGAGACTTTAGCCATGGTTGTAAAGGTACTATATTTTCTGATTCAGGTAATGTGCTACCTTCCAACCATTCTTTATATTGTTTTTTAATATGATTAGTTATCAAATTCTGAAATTGATCTATTTTTGTTAAAAATTGTCCATTAGGGCATTCCTCTAAAAAAAGTTGATTCTTATCCCAATCAATATGTACAACTGAAAGAGTATCAAAGACTATATTTAAGGAATTTATTTTAATTTGATTATCATCATAATGGAATGAAATTGTCTTTTTAAATGGACAAGATCTAGGTTGTCCCCATGATACTTTGGTGGGATCAAATCGTGATATAGGTACACTAAATTCCATGTTTTATTCTCTAATTATTCTACGCTATATTTCATTAGGTGCCGAATCAGCCATCTAAATATTAAGAATGACCTACAATTTAGGATGGGGATTGCATGGAGATGTCAAGATTATGAAATTTCTAAAGCGGCCGTTCACAAACGCTTAGAATTACTTGCATTTCAACGGGGCCTAAGTCATAATATCACAAAAAAACAATGGCATCTTGATAGTCGTGTATCAGATGAACAGGCACAATCTGAAGAACTGCGTAGTGATGGACTACCGTATGAAACATCACTTTTACATAATGCATTTTCTGTGGCGCGAATGAGTTTGCAAGATCGCCATTATATTCGTTCAATTATGGAATGCCTTGGTGAAAATGCTCATGTACTCAAGGGCGACCGCATATTAGTTCTGTATGAGGCTGATCTTTTGAGTACAGAGTCCGTAATTTTACTTCAAAGAGTTCTAGAAATGCGTAGCGAATCCGGAAATATTAGTGTATGGTTAACTGTACGAGAGTCAGTACCATTTAAATTGCGAGATTGGTTTTTGGATATACCTATTCCTCTGGCGGTATCACCTCTTCACCCATGGGCCCCTGTTATTTGGGATTGGATTAAGAAAACACGAGCATTGAAATCACATGATATGAATCATATTACAGCAATACGTAATACTGTATATACTCTTTTACAACGCAATGTGCGGTGGTTTGATATTCATCAGATTTTACTAGAACTTATTTTTGAACATAACGATGAATTCGGAGATGTTTTGACGGGCAAATTATTAGATTGTTTAGCTGCTTCTCCTGATACTGCTACGGGTCACACATTAACATCCTATAGAATCCCAATTGCCTGGGAAAATCTATTTGTTTCGTTATATGATATTCTAATAACGTAGACCACCGGTGTAACATCTCCACTGTAAGATAAAATATTTATTTATATTTAGTATATAGATGCCCACACTAATTTCCTCCGGTAAGGAAATCGGATTTACAATTCTACCGTATTCGCTTGATACGCCTCTCGAACAGGAATTAATTGCGAATCCTAGTGATAACGTCCTTGGATATATCACACGCAATAAGGAAACAGGTGACTGTAAGTTTACTTATACGGAGTCAGGAGGTTTGACTGAAGCAAATAACCACTGGTCATTAGCTATCATCAAAGAATTCCCCTATTGTGAGAATGATGGCCCTTGGATTCTCTATAATTGTTCGCCTGTGAAAGTAAAGTTGGCATTCAGCAAAATTATCAGTAAGTACAATAAATCCTTACATGTTGATAACTGGGATACCTGGTCTGTAGAGGGCAAGGATGCCAAAGTATCAGTAATCACTTCTTTTGAAATGTTCTAAATAATATGCAGTCCACGGTACCGCCAAGTACCGAAGTTAAGTACTCTTAATGTCAAGACTCGCAAAGCGAGTCTGACCTATTAAGTGTCATATTTCGGTACTTGGCAGCACCCTTAGGGAGTACTTAAATTAAGTACTC